CCAAACAAGGTTGTCATAGAACTCTTAAAGTCATCTACCCAACCTTCAATACCTTGCTCCCTACCTTTGACAGACTTCATGTATCTTTCTAGTTTTTGGAATCTAATCTCATCTAGAGTTACTTTAGTTGCAGTTTCGTAAAACTTGTCTGCCCGTTGATTCACGTTAGCCATTGCAGAGTTTGTTGTTGATTTCTCCCCTTCCTGCATAGGTCGTATCTCTTCGCTTCCAGGCTCCATAACAAACATTTGGCCTGCTTTTGTTGTAAAAATTCCTCCAATGAAATTACCTTCAGAATCTTCTGCTGGGCCTCTGTAATCCATTGTTCCATATTCTGAGTTGCTAAACCTTTCAGACTCATCTAAAGGCTTTTGGTAGGCATCGCCAACTGGCTCACCGAACTTGTTCATGCCTTGCTGAAAAACTTGACCGTCTTTGTAAGTTTCAACATAGGTTGAAACCTCATCTCTAATGCGATCATCTTGTTCTGTGTTTTGCTCATCAAGAGTTCCAATCTGGTCAAATTCACTAGGTTTTCCACCATGAGCTATCCATTTTGGCTTGTTTCTCTCAGACATTGCCTCTATTCTCCCTCGCTCATTTTCTGTCTGCTGTCTATAGGTATCAGATTTCATTTTGAACTCTGCTTTTTTCATAGACAATAGTTCGGCAGCATTGCGGTTGTCAGTGCGTTGCTGTACCTGTTGCTGTCCTTGCTGTATACCTTGAAGCATAGCTGAACCTGGGCGTACACCCATTCCATCAGCCATTCTGCCTATTAAGGCTTCTGATAGTTTAAAACCAGCCATTATTTTCCATACCTATAGTCGTATATTCCACCCTTCTTAGGGATGTTATAAAGATTGGAATCTGGGTCGGTGTTCCAAGGGTTCTTAGGCAAACCGAATCCCGATTGACTTATTGTTCCCGCTGATTCTGTTCCAGCAGTAGTCTTGCCAGTGTTAGTTAGTATGTCAGCCAAGTCTATTCCAGCAGCAGTTCCAGCAGCTATCCTTGAGGATGCTATATCACCTGAAATTGTTCCTTGACCTAATCTAGCAGCTAACTCAGCGTTAGCTTGCGAGGTTCGTGCGTTAGCAGTTGTTTCGGCTTGTGCTTGTCCACTGTTGTATTGGAATGTAGCAGGATTAAATGCTTGTGTTATTCCGGCTAGAGAGCCGTGAGCAGACATAATATCGTTTGCGTTAGCGTCACCAGTTTGGAAAGCAAGGTTAGCTATACTGTTTGAAGCGTTAGCACCAAGACCTATTGCCTGTTGCTCTACCCCAGCTTGATTTAAGTAACCGTCACTGATTGATCTTCCAGCATCAATACCTTGTAGTGCAGCGTTACGCTCACCACCTAAGAACCCGTAAGCCAGTTCAGACATACGGTCAACCATGCCTTCTTGAGCATTGCCACTTAACAGACCTTTTCCAGAGTAGAAGTTGCCCCACTCTTGTACTGTTCGGTCTTTAATAGACTTGTATACTTCAGTGTCGTAGATAGCGTCAGGATTGAACACTAACTCTTTGTAATGATTAAGAAACTGTCGTGATTGACCTAAAGCCTCTTCAGAGGACTTCATACTTTTACTGTACTGACCCTGCCTTGCCTTGCCAAAGTCTACAACCCAATTAAGGTTATCCTTGGCTATATCAAAAAACTTAGTTCGTTCCTCAATGGACATACCGAGTCCAGCCATAATCTCATCAGAGGCTTCAGATTCACCAGCGGCTAGGGAGTCTAATACTGTGGCTAAAGTATCCTCAGTAAGTCCGTTGTACTCATTCAAACCCTGTTCTATACGACTAATGGCCTGCTGTGCGCCAGCGTCTATTCTAGCTTGTGCATCCCTACCAGCGCTTCCCGCTGCTGCGTCACTTGCAAGACCTGAAGCACCGCTTAATGCTAATGCTGGGTTTGCTGTGGCCACACCAGCTGCAATCTTACCGCCATTAATTATGTCGCTTAACGATATTCCCATTATATTAAAATCTCTTTATTAGTCATAATTATTCGATACAAATTGAGTGAATTGCTCTAGGTAGGACATTAAGGATGCCCACTCTTGAGGGGTTATTCGGATATACCCGTCCTCATCAACCGTTGCTCCTATGCGTGGTGGTGGTTCAAATACTGCGCCTGTCATTCTAGGTATGCTCCCATAATCCTGCGGGGTACGGGGTCAGAAATCATTATCTCAAACACTCGGTCATAACTAGACCCAAGCTGATGAAACTTAACCCTTTCCTCGTAATCACCTTGAACACCAATAGAGGTTTCTCTCTGGTTGTTGAATGATCTGCCACCATTATCTGAAATCTTTAGAGTCATCTTAGGGTCAGAGCCTTGGCCTGAGTTAAGACCGTTACCGACCTCAAGGTCAAACTCAAGGCTTTCAAAGAATATGCGTTCACGGCTGTCGTGTATAACAGGGCATCTTCGTATAGAACGTATCTCGTCAGTGTTCTGGAAGGTGTAAACGTCAGAGTCTAATGCCCACAAGTCACCATTCTCATCTCCTATCAGGTTCTTACCGTCAAAGAAAAAGTGAGTCATGGCGTGGTATTTCTCGAAGTCATTGATTCCAGTAACAAAGTTTCCAATCTCAAACCATATGCGCGATTCAGCTTCATAAGCAAAGGTTCTACCTCTACCAGTATCAGCTTGAGGGAAGGTAAGCACGTAAAACTCGTGACCACCAAAATGTATTGCTAGGGCGTATGCGTCTGTGTAATCAATAGAGTACCAGTATCGTTCTAACCCTCGCGTTGATATGCGTTCAATTGTGTATCCGTTCAGTCTACCGACAAACACACCACCGTTCTCATCAATAAATAATCCGTGTGTAGTGTTGTCAACGACCTTAATAGCGTCTTTAGAGGCTATACCATAGATTAATCGGCCTTGTCGTAAAGGCTCCATAGGCATTGGGGTAGCACCTGAGTTGTAGTAGACTTGCATGGTATTAGCACCACCGAGCCATAACTCTCTATCCTGCCACACCTTTAGGACGTTATCAGACTTGTATTCAGCGGTAGCTGTCTTGGTTACATCCCATGTGGTAGCGTCTAGGACGTTAGAACCGTATATCTGACCAGTTCCAGGCCTATTGACCCAAAAAGCGTTATCAAGATAAGCAATGCTGTCTGACTTTAGCTGTACGAATACAGCGTCTAGTATCTGAGTAAATGTACTCCCGTCCCATATAAAGCCATCAACGCCATCAACTATTACTAACTCTAGGCCACTTTCAGCCATTCCAACAAATCCAGAAGCAGTTGTGAGACTTCCTATGGTGCTAACAATACAACCTTTGTCAACTTTATAAACACTTGAACCGCTAACGATTACAGAGTGATCTTTGAATATCTTAGAGCCTCTAACGGGACCTTGACCTAGAGAGGCGTATTTAGTATCGCCAGGCCATCCAATCAGAGCAGCACCCGTCTTATACTGACCTACTTCTGGGTATAGATTAACGGTGCGTTGTGGTGATAGAAATATATCATCACCTACAGTACCGCCAGAGAACGGGAACTCTATCATCTTGCGTTAATAGTCAATTTGTTTATATGTTCTGCCAAGGATTTTAGAATGTCGCCAGTGGGGTCGTTCCATCGAGTAGATGGGTCATCAAGTAATGCCTTTGTGTCTGCATATGCTTGCTGCTCATCTTGCAGTTTTTTCTCCCTTTTAACCTTCTTACCTTCGTTTGCTTCTACAATATCTTGGTCTACTGACCAAATCTCCGATACGAAATTCCACAAATACGGCTTTCTTGATTGGTTGTAATCATCTGGTACGGGTTCTTTTATTTGAGTTGTGTTGGGAATGGGTTTTGGGTTCTTACCCCAAGCAGCAATTTTACCAGTGTCATTATAAACTCTTGCAGTTCTCATATTATATTCCTTCCCAAATCTCTATAACCCTTACCAAAGAAAGTTAGATTATGTCCAGCCCCTCCATCAAAGCTAGCCACGTATCTCATTTGACTACTAGCGTCAACCCTCTCATAAGCAAAACCCGCCTGCTCGTCAAGATTTGTTCCTTCAACACCCATGAAGTAGTAATACTCACCCGCGCCAGCCGCAGTTTGCATAGTACCGACAAAGAATGATGTTCCAGCAGTTGAGGTGTTTACTTGGCAAGAAAAAATATAAAGCCCTAGTGCTGGGCATAAAAATGTTCCGGTTTCTTCTGCGTCGGTGGTCAGCGTAGAATCTACCAAGTCAGCTATTCGTTGAGTTAGATAAACCCCATCCAAACCATCGTGTATAGCACCTAGAAGGTTTTGAGAAGCGTCTGTGGGCCACGATAGGATTCTTCTCTTCTTATCATAACCAGTAGGCGTTGCTGGGGAAGTCGCGGAGTTAGAGTAAAGAACATCTACCGCGCCAGTTGTGGATGACCCTATCAACCAGATATATATAATACCTGATGTTGGTATTGAAAAACCAGTTTCAGCACCACCAGCATCATCACCAGCAGCCCACGCCGCATCAATCTGTTTGGTAATCTCAGTTTCTAAGACTAGATCATACGCACCATCGGTAGCAGTTGCGCTACCAGCCGTAATGTTTAAATCGTGAGATGTGTCAGTATCTAAACTAACCAGCAAACCTTGTGGAGCCACAGATGAATTGGATGATGAACTTGTCTCAGAATAAAAAGTTACACCGTCAAAACATACCGTTCCTGTGGTGCTGTTATCTGATACTGTTAGCTTTAGAGCAGCATATCTAGCAGTTGTTTCGTGATCGCCTACCAGTAGGCTTGCAAATGAATCCTCATCCCAAGAGGTTGAGTTTGAGCTTGAAGTAAATAATTGCTGGGTAGACAGCAAAGACTGTGTGTTATCATACAGAGAAACTGAGGCTGTAACCGTTAAAGCGGCGGAAGATGTGTTTACAAGCATGGAGCCTTTTAAGGTTTGTAAGTTTGAAACCTCAAATAAAGAACTTAGGGCTGTAGCTGTTCCCGCCCCTGTTACCGTGAATAATAGGCAAGCAGCACCGTGACCTGGACTTGAAGTGCTACGAGCAACCGTAATGTTATCGTGTGGCGTTAATGTCCAGTTATCAGGTGTTCCGTCAGAGTCGGTATCTGTCTCAAACGATGAGTTCAATACCAAGTTTGACAGGTCTGTGGCTACTGCTGAGTTATTATCCCCGTAGTTAGAGACAGAAACCAGTGTGGAGCCTGCTGAGTCCTTTACAAGTATGTCGTACAATCCATCAGTAAAGATAGGTGCTGTAGGGCGTCCAGCGGAGTCTAGCGTGTGTGGATTAGTGTGTGTAGAGCCACCAGTGTCCGTAGAGGTGTATATTGTCTTAGGCGTGGTGGTTCCAGGTTCATAGAACGTGAGTGTTCCACTAGCGTTTATAGACCCATCGTTCTTAAAGAACTGTTGGTCTGGGTTTCCTACTAATCTTGCAGCCATCTTTCGTCCGGATGTAAGTCCATATCAGCACGTTCTTCGTCAAAGCCTATTACTGCATACTTAGCTTGTTCGGAGTCTTGCTTCAGGATAATGGTTTTAGGGTCTTTAGATCGGTATGACCGCGCTAGGCGGTATGCTAATCCAAGGTGAATTGCTTCTAGCCACTCGCTAGGGAAGGATAGGGTGTCGGTAGCAGCGTCCATATCATCGAATGGAAACTGCAAACTCATCACAACTTGTCCTACAACACTGTTAGGTTCACCGTAAAGGTTTAACTCAGTGTTAGTAAGCTGTTTGTCAAAGTAGAATTGAGAGGGTTGTGATTCTGTTGTTTTGGTGGATAGGCGCATGTAGTCAGATTTT